TGCACCTCACTTGCTTACACCCCATCGAAGCTCTACTTGTTTGGGCTCTAGAGACACCAGTCCTCATCTTTCAACTCTTCATAAGCAAAGTCATCGTCACTGTCATCACTGAATTCGATCTAGTCAAGTGGAAGAAGTACAAACAGGTTTAGAACTAACTCCGCCACCTGCAGATCCTCCTGCTGTTACTGATGAACGTAAAACACAGATACTAGCCTTTGATGTACCTACTACAACAGAGGAAGGGATGAACCCTGTGCTTACTGGTTGGACAAACTTATCACTGGACGCAATAGAAACCTTTGACAGTAATAAGCCTTACAGTGCTAATAAATCTAAAGAGCAAAACAGGGCTGATAAAGAAACCTTTGACGCTGAATCAGATACCATGGAACAAGTACTGGATAGTGTAGGTGATTACCTTGAGGCTGATGCAGGGGGTGCAGATGAAGCCAAGCGTGTAGAATTAGCAGACAAGATGGTCTTGGATATACAGTCGGCACCTGAAAGAGTTAGAGTAGTAGTAGAGTCTCTACTAGATAAGCTAGAATCTGGTGATTATAATTCAGAGGCAGTAGATAGAAGCTTCACTGGTCAGGTTCAGTCTGGATTTAAATCCTTAAGCAATTTCTTAGGCGGCTCTAGGTTCAATACAGATAAAAATCCTGACTCAACAGAGGAAGTAAATGACCCACAGGCAGTTCGTGAGATGGGAAAAATCCCTTTTACAGATCTTAACCCTGTAGCTGCAACAGATAGTGCAACTAGGTTTGAATCTTTTGATGATGTAAGGGCACAGTTAAAGTCAGGTGAACTTAAACAGGATGATGTGATTCTCTTTAGAGGTAAGTATTTGGTAGTAGATCAGTCAAAGCCGGGGGCTATAGGTAAAATTAATGAGAACTAGAATTAAAGGTAAGCCCAATGGATGACTATGGATTTAAAGATATTGGATCTTCTGTGGATGATAATGAAGATGATTATGGATTTAAAGATATTGGAGTTTCTGTAACTGATAGCCAGAATGAATTTGGATTTCCTGCTATTGGTGGTCCTACTGATCAAGAAACTATTACACAAGAATCTCTAGACTCATTGCCAGATGCTGAAACTATCAATGACCTGATGACTGACAGTAACTTTGCTGTAGTTGGTCAGTACATGGATCAACGTTTCGGTATGCAAGAGGATAGGCATGGGCGTCAGAAGATTGTTGATTCCTATGTTAATCACATGCGTAAGTTTAACTTCGGTCAATCTGTAACAACAGGCACAGAGTTAGCCTATCTTAGCACAGACGATGAGACTAAGAAGATGGCCGCTGGTCAGGCATACAAGCTCTTTGACAACATGAAGGGTGCCTTCTCTGAAGAGTACACGCTGGGTCAGAAGGCTGATGCTGTTGGTGACTATGCTCGTGCTCTTATAATTGATCCTGTCAACCTCGTATCCTTAGGCTTCGGTAAACTTATCACAGGGGGTGCGACTAAGGTTGCAGCACAGCTTGCTAAGGAGACAGTGAAGAGGCTCGTTAAAGATGCAGCAATTAAGAAAGGCTTAGGTAAGAAGGCAACAGAGGGTGTACTTACTAAAGCTATGCAAGTAGAAGCTAACATGATTGAGCAAAGAGTAATTGGTCAAATCATTAAAGGTGAAGCTGTTACTGGCCTTAGTAAGGGTGCTAAAATTAAAGGCGGAAGAGTTGTTAAGGGTGCGTTTGAAAAGGAACTTAAGGCACTAGGACGTAAAGAGATCATGGCTACAGCTGCATTTGATAGTGCTGCTGCTGTAAGCGTTGATGCTATGTATCAGAAGGCCTTGAGAGTTTCAGAAAGTGGTATGGCCCCAAATGACTATAGCATACTACAAGGTACTATCACTGGTGTGACAGGTGTATTTGGAGGTGGGCTAGCCTATGGTCTTAACCTACTGAATAAGGCACCTCACAGCAAGGCATCTCTACCTATGTTTATGCAAGCCCATGACAATGCAATATCAGAACAGTTGGCTGCTGAAACAGCTATTAATAGTGCACGTAGTAAGAGTAACAAAGCAGTCCTTAAGGCCATGGACTACAAGGCTCTTGCCAAAGCTTTAAATATTAGTGCTACTAAATCAGAGCGTTGGGCAAAGAAGGTAGGCATGGGAGATAATTTAACTCGTATGTCAAACGAAGCAACGCCTGACCCCCGTAGGGATGACTTACTTGGTGCATTTTTTCATGGTATAGATTCAGGTAAGGACAGCTTTAAAGGACTCAAGAATATCTTTGATGACTTTAATATTAAGTTATCTAATGAGGATGATCTATTTGAAAACTTTACAGACTTTATAACAGAGACTATCTCTGCCTTGCCTAAGTCAGCTAAGTCTGAAGTTAGTAAATTGTATGAGAATACTATGCAAAAGCTACCTGAGTTCCAAGGTAAAAACTTAGATGATGGTATGAATGTCCTATCTAGTTTGTCTAGTAACTGGGGTCGCACAGGTAATATACTATCAAAGCTTAAGAAAGATTTGAAGTTAGCTAAGTCTGGCCCAGCTAAAGATAAGTACAATGAAACTATTGAGGATATTTTAGATGCACCTGATCTATCAACAGTGCAATCCTTTAGGAAAAAAATAGGCGAGGGGAGTTCCTCACTACAGCAAAACCTAATTCGCATGTTGATTACTCACCCCGGTACAACTGCATTAAACGTTGTTGGTTGGACTAATGCATCTGGAATGACAACTATAAGTGACATGCTACGTGGAGCTTTGTATGGGGGTCGTGCACTAGGTGAGATGGCTATTGGCCGAAAGACTCAGGCAATAGAATTTGCTAATAAATCAAGGCTAATGTATTCTCTGCAACGCCAGAAGATCACAAACCTAGTAAGCCCTTATGCTACAAAGCAGGCTGCGTTCTCTTTCCTTGCGGCAAACCCTAAGTCTCAGAAAGAACTATTCCGCTACATGTCAGGTGGCATTGAGCTTGATGATGTATACAAAAGCTTAAACATTGATGTAGGTGATCTGAACAAGCCCGGAATGGGAGAGAGGATCATGGACTTTGCTCAGGCGGCTTACGGTGTTAAGGCACAGGACATGTTCACTAAGACGCAAGAGTTTATGTATGGCATAGATAAACAGATACGTATAAAATACGGAGTATCCTACGCAGAGTTTCTAGAAAAAGGTACTACTGGTATTGACCCTGTTAATGGCAAGCCTTTGTATCAACTGATGAAGGGTGACGAATACGTTACTGTACAGGCTCTTGCTGTTGACGATGCACTACGTAATGTATACGCTAAGTCTTACGGTGGTGATAGAACTAAAGCAGCCAAAGGACTTGAAGCAATCGCCCGTCCTATAGAAGACTTACGCAAGACCCTTGGTATAGGGGCCATGATTCCATTTGGGCAGTTCTTTAATAATACCCTAGCTCATATGTTTGACTATTCAGGCATTAGTTATTTTCATAGGATGGTAGCTGGTGGCACTCGTGATCCTATGGAGTTACTTACTAAGTCTGTAGTAGGCTTAGGCTTTATGGGTGTTATGACTGCTCGTGAAATGGATAACATGGAAGAGGGCTTGGGTTTATTTGAAGAAAGAACTAGTGACGGATCAATAAAGAACCGTGCGTATGACTTTCCGTTAAGTTACTATAAAGCTATGGGTCGTATGGGTGCCCACCTATATCGTGATGGTGTAGTACCTCCTGATATGTGGCGAGAAGTCGTAACTGTATTTGGCCCTAAAAATCTTACACGCCAGCTAAATGATTCAGCTAAGTTTTCCTTTAAGTTCTTTGAGGATATAGTTACAAACAAAGATCCAGACATTGTAGATGGGTTAGTTAAAGCTGCAAATGATACAGCATCTATGTACATCAGTGGTTTCTCTCGCCCTTTTGATCCTCTCAATCAGATCATTGCCATAAGCAGGGGTGAAGACTACATACCTATTGATCGTAAGGATGGGTCAGAGTTTGTAAACAAGTCGGCTCGTTATGTAGATCAAATTTTTACAGTACTAACGGGTACGGAACTTGCCAAAGAGAAGTTTGACCCACTAACTAGAGATCGTGCTATGGCACCCATCGGACGCATCTTTGGCTATAGAGAGGTGCCGGGGCAGACATCTATTCAGCGTATGTATAATGAGATAGGTAGACCTAAGTGGCGCACTCAAATAAAGTCTTTCATTCCTGAGGTAAGGAACGACATCAACAAGTACGTGGTATCTTTCGTAGAGATAGGTGCGGAGAAGGCTATAAACAGTGAGTCGTGGAAGTCAGGTACGATACAGGAGCGTACAAAAATCCTTGATGCCGTTATGTCTAATGCCAAGAATAATATAATAAAAGTTCTTGAGGGTAGCCTTGACCCTAAGGATACTAGGACACTTAAGCTTTACAACTTAAGTAAGGGCACTGCAGGCAAGACTAAAAGTACTGTATCTGCTGCCTTAAAGGAGTTAGATTTAGACATGGATGTAACAGAGTTAAATGAAAATCAATTAAACTTCTTAATTACCTACCTAGATTTAAAGAAGGATGATTTAGCTAGAGCAGTAAAAGCATCACAATAAGTTAGACAAAAGAAAGGGCAGCTTAGTGCTGCCCCTTTTAGTTTTACTTAAGCCCATGCATCTCAGCACAGTATCTAGCCCACAGGAATGTCTCTGTGTACCTATCTAGGGCTTTGGATCTCTCATCACAGGGCCATAGGTTGTCACTTATAAACACTTCTACTTCTTCCATACGATCAGCTAATTCATTTAGGAACTCTTTACGTTTAGATTGGATGTGCTCTTGTGCTTCTTGTTCTAGTTTCATTAGATAGTTCTCTCCGATTGAAAGCTCTCTAGGCTTTTTATTATAGTACTCTTAGTAGCCTCACATACAGAGGCATGTTTACTATTATTCTCATATGCAGTTATAACTTGTAGGTTACCTGACCAGTGAGGTCCACCGTCTGACAGGGGCCACATATGATCTACATGGTGTTGTACTCCTGTTGCTTTGCTTAGCATACTACTTAGTATGTATGTCTGCATTAAACGTTGCTTCTCCTGAGGACAGTCACGCAGGTGTATGGGCACCTGTTTAAGCTTTAATGCCCTGCGCTTAGCCACCCTTGCACGAGACATATTTTTGTTAGCTTGGTAGTAAACTTTTTGCTGGGCAACTCTATCTGCTTTGTTAGCTTCGTAGTAAGCTGCTAGCTTCTCTTTGTTAGCTTCTCTATAAGCTTTATCATAAGCTGCTAGCTTCTCTTTGTTAGCTTGGTAGTAAACTTTTTTCTGAGCTACTCTCTTCTCTTTGTTAGCTACTCTGTAAGCTTTACCATAAGCTGCTAGATTCTCTTTGTTAGCTTCTCTATAAGCTGCTTTCTTCTCTTTGTTAGCTTCGTAGTAAGCCTTATTGTAAGCTGCTAGATTCTCTTTGTTAGCTTCGTAGTAAGCTGCTTTCTTCTCTTTGTTAGCTTCGTAGTAAGCCTTATTGTAAGCTGCTTTCTTTTCTTTCTTAGCTTTATCATCCTTAGCTAAGCTATCAAATAAGTCTAATTGTTTCATACTAATTCCTTAAGTAAGCAGTTTAGTCACATGCTTAGGTGGTAAGGTTACTCTACTACTTGGGTAACCTCAGGTTCAATAAGGTCTGTGATTGCAGCATTTACCTCCGTTAGGGCTGTGCCTAAGAAGAATACTACTACGGGTACTATGATTGCGGCTGATAGAAAAGTCATATGTTATTTCCTTTATACTAGGTCTACGATTTCACAGGAGTCACCAGAACATGCGAGTGTTTGGCTACCTGCAGTGTTGTCTTCCTTCTCATAGTCAGATAATTCTTCCCAATTAATTTTATCTGGCATACAAGACAGAAGGGTTTTGTAGTCTGTCTTACTACAATCTTGGTAAGGAGCTTGCTGGTAGGTGTGCTCATCAAAGGGCAAGAAAGATACACCAGACATCTCATCGAAGTGTTTATAAACAAAGGCACCTACTTCTAGCCACTCATTGTTTTTAACATTTATAGTTACAGATGGCTTGTGCTCACACCACGAGCGTTGATAGGCTAGCCACATCCCTAGCTGTTCAATGGCAGTCATATCAGCAGTAACTATTGCACCGTCTGGAGCTTTCATAGGGAAGCTGAACACGGTAGTCTGGTCAGGCTTCATTACATCAGGCTCGTTAGGTATCTTCTGGTCCTTCATAAATTGTGTCAATGGGTCTTTGTTATCACCACGAACAGTACGAATATAATAGGGTGAGTGACGAGCATGTATCCCGCTACTTGAATTAACCAGTTGTGATACTGTGCCCGAAGGTTTAACACAGCTGATAGCAGTAGCGACAGGGATGCCAAGGCGTTCAGCCCACTCAGCGTTAGTAATAACGGCGATAGATTTAAGGTGCTCAAGTGTTTTCTCCAAGCCAGCATTCTTTGTTGTCATCTTACTATTATCCATGATGCCTGTCATAGATACCCCTAGTAAGCGTTCCTCCTCTGTGTTCTTCTGCCATATCTTACGTAGGTAGGGGAACTTAGTGAACGATGATTGGATAGTACCAAGGATGGTAGCCATACGAACCTTCTTCTCTAGGTCACCAATGCTGTCCGTTGCACGTACAACTACCTCTGTTAAATTACAAAACTGCATCGGCCTTAAAATTATCTCCGAACATGGATTAGTTCCGAACTCATACGTTGCATCACGGCGTCCATTCTTAGCTGCCTGTACCTTAGATGCCTGACGGTTGAAGATACCACGCTCACCTGAGCCTGACTCAACCAATGCCATCCACTCACGCATGAATGATAAGCTATCAGGCTTCTCAGTATACGATACAGAGTTGTTAGCTAAGGCACGTTGCTTGTTATTCTCCCACCATGCACCTGACTTAGCGTGACGCATACGATCATCTGAGAGATTACTCAATGAAATCATAGCACTACGGCGAACACCACCAACAACTACTACCTCACCAATCTTACACATGATGTCGTGACACTCAAGAGATGAGAGCTTACGGTTCTGTGCGTCCTTGAATGTCTTGATGACAAAGTTAAACAGGTCAACCAAAGGTGCTGAGCCTGATGCTCTACCGCCGAATGTCTTAAGCTTGGCACCTGCAGGGCGAACAAGAGACACATCCCACTTAGGTATCTCACCAGCATACAGTAGTGAGATCACTGCACGTAGAGATTTAGCCCAGCCTTCCTTGCTGTCCTTGACCACGATAGTTGTGTCACTATCAGACAACTCAGGAATATCAGGTAGTTTAGTAACTGCCTGTCGCTCTACGGAGAACCCTACACCTGTACCACACAGCAAGATAAACATAGCCTCATCAAAAGCTTTCATGTCATCTACTGGTAGGTATGAACAGTTGTACCCAGCTGTATTGTCTCGTGCCATAGCTGGTCCAGCTGTCATCAAGGCTCTCATGCTTGGCATGACATCCAATGATAGGATAGCTTGCTCAATCTCTCTGATGTATGAGCTACTACCTGCGTTAGGTAATACGATATGCTCCATGTATCTTGATACTGTCTCGCCCCAAGTCTCACGCCTTCCCTCTTTGTCCAGCCAACGTGCATAGCGTGACTTGTGTATGAATGATTGGTAGTCTGTTGGTAGATAGTTATTCATCGGTTGTCACCTGATCCCTGTAATACACCACGTTCTTTGCGGCTGTTTAGTTTTTCCATATTGATTTCAGCTATCTCTTGTAAGTCACTTCCTATATGATTAGCAGTTACTGCTATGTAATACAAGACATCACCCAACTCTAACTTTAGTCCAGCAATATCTAACTTGTTACCATCCCTTAAACTCTTTTTTAATTTCTCAGCTACTTCACCTGCCTCACCCACTAGGCCTAGTATGTTCTCTAATAACCTAGTGTCTCCTTTAGTTAGTACTAAACCTTCTGCCCATTGGCTGTATGCTGCTAGATCATTTAATAGTGAACCATCTTCTTTATACCTATCATTGTATTCTTCTATGTCTGTCTTGTACCTAAGAGAATCTATGTCTTCTTTAGTAATCATTTATCTCTTTCCTTTACTAAGATATTCTGTACGGTAACATCGTCTATATCATAGAATGTATCCACTACAAGATCACTAACGTCATCAGTGTGTGCATCTTCATATGATCCTAGTATATTATTATTCTCATCAATGTTGATTAAGAACGTGACGCTAAAAGACCTTACCTTCATCGGTGCTTCTCCGCTAGAGCTTCATTCATTTTACCTAAGTACCATGCAGCTTTGAGCATATCTTCTGCAGGCTTCTGCTTGTAACGGTAACGATGCTGATACTTAATCATGTTGCCGTGACAGTAAGCAATGAAACCATCCAAGCCTACTACTTGCTTGATGTAATCAATACATTCTACGCCACCCATATTGTAGTGGGCAGGGCGTTCAACTGGATCAAAATTAGTCATGCTTCACCCTTTGTTTTTGTATAAGCGTTGAAGTTTATTACCTCACCTTTAGTCTCTTGTAAAGAGCTATCTTCCTTGCTACGCTTATTAAGTTCTATCATCATTAGCTTGTATCTATGGTCGGCAACCCTATCAAATATATCCTCATCAATCTCCATTAAATCTAAGAAGGCACTGCATAAGGTGGCTACATAAAGTAAGTCTTTAAGAATCTCTTGGGGGTGAGAGAAGTTATCACCTACTGCTACCCCTGTACCTATGCTGCCATCCCATTCAGAAATATTATTACTAAGGTTTGTTGGCCTTATAATAAAAGCAATTTCATCATCTGCTAACTCATAGGTCATCGTTTTATCCTCTCGTACTTAAGGGGTATACGAACTAAACCTATAACATCCCCTGTTTCTTTAAGCCACCCCTCAGGTATAACCCTGTGCGACCACAGGAACCCTTGCTTGTCACACCAATTTGAGTATGTAGACTTAGCACCCTTGTAAAGCTTAGCCTTAGAGTTGCTAAATACAAGCCTGATGTCTAGCTCTGGGTGTTGCTTACGTACTTCCAAATGTTTATTTCTATCTGCAGAATCAAATAATCCCTTAGTCTCAATTAGTATACCATTGTCTAACTGGAAGTCAGGGGTGTAAGTGCGGTAGTGCAAGTCTTCCCACTCTATCTTCAGCTGCTCATAGCGAACAGCCTTCTGACACTCAGCAAGTACAAGGGAAGTATCTTTTTCAAGACCACTCCTGTACTTGCCTTTAGCGTGATACCGTTTAGTTCGCGCCATTGGCGTTAGCTTTTGCTAGAGAATGCTTTAGTTCTATTACTAGCCTATCGCCCTGTGCCTTTACACAATACAGCTGATAGTTTATATTTCCTTTGGCACTGCCATTGATCTGAATCTCCTTAAGCAACTCAGTCTGCTCCTCTGTGAAGTTCTCTGTGTCATATTCAATATCGTCTAGTGTAACCTTAGTCATGTCAGCTTATCCTTCTACGTAAGTATATTCTATTAACGGTGGTAGCTTTGACCCAGAGTATACCTTAGATGGTAGCTCCTGCAACTCAGGCCAACACTTCTTCTTATGGTCACACCATGAGCATGTCTTACACAGCTTCATGTTGCCACTTGCTTTCTTCCTAAACGTTTCTGGCTCAGGCTTAAAGCAACGCTCAAAGGGTTCATCGTTATTGATGTAATCAACTGTAGCTTTGATAGACTCCATCACCTCATCTACGTTAGCTGTCTCAGCAGTTACATATTTGAACTGCCCATTCACTTTGTTAATCACCCACCACCCACCAACGTCTTTGTTAGCAGCTACAGCGTAGCCTATAAGCTGGGATACATAGCCAAAGTCATCTGCATAGGCTAACGAATCATAGCTGGCAAACTTGTTGTCGTAACCGTAGGGTGTAGTAGATTTAACATCGTCTACCTTACCATCCAACACCATGTCATACTCGCCATTGATAGACGCATCACCTACCTTTAGGGTAACCTTATCGTTGTCACCAAAGTCAACGCCAGCTGCACGTAGTACCCCTTTGAACATAGCCTCAGTCCAATCACCCATCAACATGTTCAGCATGAATGATGTAGGCTTCTGAACGTCAGTGTCTGGGTTGTTCTTAGAGAACCACAGCTGGCATCTAGGCCGCCCAATGTTAGACATACGTAAACGAAACTCATCCCGTGGGCCACCATTGAACTGCTTGTTGAGAGCAGCAGCCACATCAGTGGCTACTCCTTGTATTATCTCATCACTCATACTTGCTGTGCCGTTAATAGCTGACCTCAAGTATGCGTGTACTGATAGTTCAGCAGGGTGGATCATATGTCGAACTCTCGTACTTCAACAATAGAGCCAACGATCTTTGCATCAGCCGCTGAGAGGCTACCAGTTGCCGCCTCGTTGTGCTTACCATCAATCCACCTGTTAGTACCACCAATCCAATCAATGAAGTCTTGAAGTATCTGACTGTCTCCTACACCGTAGGCTACCTGCTCACCTAGTGCAGGCACAATGATAGCATACTTACCACCAGAAGGTAGGTCACGCTTAGCACTACCTAACTTAAGGGTATGCTCAACAGGTGTAAGCTTCTTGTTGACGATCTGATTGATAGATGCATCAATAGCTTTCATTGACTCAGTATTCTTCACATCCATTACGAATGGTATCTCTGCCTCAAGTCCTGAGATAGCATTGCCCATGTCATCAGTAGGCTTATCCAAGGTGAGTACACCAAGCAGTACACGCACACGCTTAACGCCACGGATGATTGTCTTCATCTCCTCAGGTAGTGACTGAAAGTCTTTGATGTACCCTGATGGTCGGCCAAGGTTAAACTTACCTGTAGTATCCTTTAGGTCTGCATTAAGGTTAGATGCTAGTAATGTCTTATGCATAGTCTTAGTATCTGAGTCCCATCGTTGCCACTGGTGGCGCTGTGAGAAGATACGTGTGGATAGTGTCTTACTAAACACAACTTCTCCATCAGGTAACGTTACCTTGTAAGCTCCTACTGGAACCTTGATGATGTCATCCCCTTCACTATCAGTTACAGTTAAGGCAGAGTGTACTTGGTTTACTCGTGCCAAGGTTGACTGTGACGATGCGCCACCACCACCAGTACTGATACCCATTGCCTCTGAAAGTGACATGCCATCTACGGAAAGTGCTATATCTGTGCTCATATTTATAATCCTTTATATATGATATTGGTTAAGAGAGGCTAGTTATAACCTCATACGTCATGTGTGTCAAGCCAATTAGGGCCAATCTTTGCCTCTAATAATAGAGGTACATTCATCTTAACTTTGTAGTAGTCATAGATGATTTGGTTTAGATCCATGTTCATAGAGTTGATGATCTCTATCACCTGATCTCTCTCGTAGGGGTGTATGTCTATGACCATTGAGTCATGAACACTGTTGACCAGAGTAGAACGCATAGGCATTAGCCTACTCTCTAACTCCACCAACACAACAGGTACTACATCTCCTGTTGCAAACCCCTGCACTGGATAGTTTTTTATCATAGTAAAGTTTGTTGGTAACCCATTGGGCCTCCTCTCTGTATTGGGGAAAGCATACTGCCTACCACCCACGTTAGTAATCTTCTGATACCGTATAGCCTCATTGCCTAGCCTCTTATGCCACGCTGCAATGCCCTCATACTTCTCTATGAAGTGATGATAGTACGCTGCCTCTGAGGGTGTACGGCCATAACCTGTAGCGCCGAACAGGGGAGCGAAGGTGTGCTCCTTAGCTTCCTGTCTAGTTGTTGCCTGCCCTGCATCACTGATAACCTTAGCTGTGTAGCTGTGTACATCAAAGCCTGATGCAATCTCTGCAATAGCCAATGCATCCTGAGATAGGAATGCTGCAACACGAAATTCAAGTTGAGCAAAGTCAGCCTCCATGATGTGCCCACCCTCCCATCTAGATATGAACACCTTCTTTACTGGGAACGTACCGCCTCGTGGCATGTTCTGCATGTTAGGGTTACGTCCAGAGAACCTGCCTGTGCTAGTGATGTGCTGGGTCAGGCCTACGTGAAGGAACCCATCCTTCTTTGTGTATACGGATATGCCCTCAACGAATGCTGCAAGGTAGCTTGAGATAGCTGACAGGCGTTTGAGATCCTTAAGGAAGTCAACTGCACTGTCCATGTTGTTAGCCTTAGCTGTGGTCATGAGTGTAGATAGATTGTCCTTACCTGTACTAAAGCCATTGGCACTGACCCACTTCTTATTGGGTGGCATGAAGCCTAGCCCAGCTAACTCATTGGACTTCCTTAGCTGGTAGCCCCGTGAGTCGCATGACTTACACTTGTTAGGGCGTGAGAACTTTGTGCCATCCTTCTTGATACGATACACACTGCCTGTACCATTGCAGTCAGGGCAGGTAAACGCTGTAGTTTTACGGACTTGTGTGCTGTTAGCAAACACTGCATCCCTGTACTCCTTGTCTGTCTTAGTGAAGTCGAACAGGCCAGCCCACTCTTTCTTGTTAACCATGCTGCGTGAGAACACAACCTGTGACATCTGCTCAGGGCTGTTGAGGTTGATAGGAGTATCACCCATAAGCTTACGAACCTTTATCTGTAGGCGTCCCTCTATCTCAGCCTTCTCTGTCTCGAACTCAGTACGCACAGATTCCAGTGCCTTCAAGTCTACCTTGAGGCCAGAGGAATACATACGAGATAAGCTAAGGCATACCTTGAATGTTATGTCACGTATGTTGATAAGAGATTCTGAGTCAGGCTTAGCGTAGTCCTCCTGCAATGCTACATACAATGCACGAGTGGAAGACAGGTCACACTGCAGGTAATACGTAAGCTCCACTAAAGGTATCTCGTTAGTGTTGAACCCTTCCTTGAAGTAGGCCTTGAGTGTGCCATCCTTCTGGAAGTCTAGGTTACGGCGTAGTGCACAGTTCTCTAGGCTAATGGACTTCTTCTTGTAGGAACCAGTAGGTGTGACCTCCATGTGGTTGCCCCGCATCAAGACGTATTCGGCTAGCATAGTGTCGTATATAGCACCACTATACTTGAAGCCACTCTCCCATAGCCACGGCATGTCATGCTGTGCATTGTGTAGTATCAACATGGTAGTTGCATCCAACTTAGTTTGTAGTAGCTTGGCCTGTGACCCATCATAGTCTTGCGCTTCAACGTGATCAAAGTTATAGATGTCTTGCTTACCTGACACAACTTCCTGTACACCTACTTGCACAAGCTTATTGGTTTCCTCGAAAGGATCGAGGTGCATCTTGCCACCCCTATGTGTTACAGTATTCTCTACATCAAGAACTAATTCCATTGTCGCTCCTCTCTATGCTAAGTACTGTGCCCTAGCCCCATCTAACTCGCACGTAATCTTACCGTGCCATCCACCCTTAAGCTTATTCTTTGCAATGATCAAGTACCTTTGTGAATCATCTGCATCATCATCGGATACATCAAGCACAGGGTTCTTAGAGATCAGTACCATAAGGTCAGCCTCTGCTGCCTTGCCTGTCTTACTACCCTCTAGCATTGATTGGTCTACATTGATCTTACCTTCTGCATCAGCTGATAGCTGTGACATCCATATGATAGCACAGTCGTACTGCTTAGCTATGTTACGTGCATGGATAGCAGCGTTCTTAAGATAGACATCTGACTTGTCGCTGTTCTTAACGGCAAACTTATCACCCATATCCAACACTACAATGTCAGGCTTGTAGGCCTTGATGATAGCCTCAACCCATCCCATGTCCTTACCTGTACTATCATACAGTTCTATCTGCTTACGCACTGGCTCATAGCGTGACGCAGCTAAGGCGTAGTTACCCTTGACCTCCTCCATAGACAGAGATGTAGCTGCACTTAGGTAACGTGCGCCTACTCTCTCGTATGCCTCTTCATTACAAAGCACCAGACACTTGGCACCCTGAGAAGCAAAGCCACCCGGCGCACCTATCAGTGACGCATGGAAGGATGTCTTGCCTGTGTTAGGCCGTGCACCTACGATGATCAAGTGACCACCACTGATACCCTCAACGTTCCTACCTAAGCTAGGTATGTTGAACTTCCATTGGGACTGAATGTCATTAGCCTTGAGCAGATGATCAATCTCTATGTTACCAAACTCAAGCTTAAGGTTAGGTGTGAAGTCATCCTGATATGTCTGCAATAGATTACGCACAGGCTCAAGGCTATCCAGTGATCCGTTAACGTAGTCAAAGCCTATGTTAGCCAGCTTGTTACCCAGTACCTGTTGGAATAGTTTAGACAGTACCTCACTAGCTATCTCTTTGTTCATGGACTCTTCACGTGACACACGCTTGAACAGATCATTGTATGCCTGTTTGTTTGCCGTAGTCATAGTGCTGTTGTTAGCAAAGAACAAAGCCTCAAGCTCAGAGGTAGTTAGGCTGCGTTCATACGTAGTCATAGCATAGTCTAGTGTCTGCTTAATCTTACGCACATCCTTACTGAACAACTCATCAGGACATCGTATGCCCTTGTTGTTATCATAGAACTCCTTGTCCATTAGAGTTCTTATTAGTGCTAATTCCATCATGGTTTCTTCCTATTCATTATTTTATACATACCCTCTGGGCTACGGTAGGAAGCAATTATGTCAGTGAACTGCTGTAGACTCATGAATAACATCTGATAGTCATCCATCTTTTCATCATACTGCCTCATGTATACGATGCCATTATCTGCAACGATCATCTCAACATCTTCAAACATATTCTCCTGATCTAGGGTAGTAATTACTGAAGCATCTGATTCAAACTCAACGGTGAACATGGTTGATTGCCTCTCTCTCCTTAGACCTTTGCCTCTCTTCATGTGTCATAGGTCTGATGTAGTGTGGATCAAACCCATCTAACTTCTTTAATCTATATTGTAAGTCTGTTATCTCTTTGGTCAACGCAAATAGTTCTTCTTCTTTAGTAGCTATCTCACGCTGTACGTTCTCTTTCTCACCACACATACTCATTCATCATCTCCTTCAAGTGCGTCCCATGATATAGGAAATAGTTTTAACATCTCTCTATCCACACCAAGGGCTACCTTCCTGCTTTCATATTGGGTATCTGGTGTAATCCTTAGCCTACACATATCAGCAAAGGCGTCAAGGCTACCTGACCAGTACCACTCAGTCATGTGGTTAAGTGGTAACACCATCCTTGCTTGCTCCTCACACACGCCCATCTTAAGTAGGTACTTGTACTGCTTAGCTGCCTCAATGCCTGACTGCTGTATGACACCATCTAAGGTGTTGTTATGTATAGGATAACCTGATCCTTGCTTCTTATCAATGACAGCCTCACGTAACTCAGGCTTGTGGAACTCAGGCTCAGTGTCAACATACCTACGGCTGATCTCATTCCAACGTAGGAACTTATGCTTGACCAGCTGACGTGCTACAAACACGGGGGCCTTAACGTGAAAGGTTGCAAAGGCGTGGCCGAATGGTGAGGTATGCTTATGCTTAGCTAGGTAGTGTATTAGTTTAGTGTCTGAATCTTTTAGTACATCACTCTTCTTACCAAAGCTAACCCGTGCTGCGTTCACCACAGATAGGTCAGTACCCATGTG